ACTCGGTCGCCCGCCGGCAGAACGCCGACTGGTAAATCGACAATCGAGGCCGCCGTCTGCGGCGGGACGGTCGACCGCACCAAGCGCTCGAAAGATTCCGCGGCCTTGTGGACGTCTTCGCGCAGCACCGGGACGCCAGACGTATCCGGCAAAATGCGCATCCCGCGCCGGCGTTCTTCCAGCGTCAGAAGCTTTTGGGCGAGGCCGTCTCCAATGACACCGGCGATCGGAAGCGCCCCGTTCTCCCACTCGTATCGCACGGCGGTCGCGAGGTTGTTATAGGTCGCTGCGTCCATGAGGAAGCGTGACGTGAGCAGACCAAAGGCCGTACAAATCTCGCCGACCGTAAATTTTCTCGACTCGATCCAGTCCAGCTCCCGGGGGGAGATTCCGAGTTGATGCCATTGGGCTCCGCCGGAAAGCACCAACGGCTCGCGGGCATGCAACGGCCCCGAAAAGTGACGCTTCAAAACGGCCTTCACAAGCTTCCGATCCTTTTCGGAGTGGATACCCGGATCCTGGAAGACACCAGCCGGCGCGGCGTCGTTCTCGACCAACTCGCGGTTCCATTGTATCTGTGAGACGTCCATGTCGACGGTCTTGCCAATGGCCCGAAGCGGCGACATGCCCCAATAAGGGTCAGCCGGGTCGGGATACGCCTGCGCGTGGCAGACGACCGCGGGATCGAGCGTTTCCCGGGTGCCGCCGGCCCGATTTCTAACTTCCCATTCCTTGAGCCACCCTTCTTTGACGGGCACCGCCCGCACGGAGTCGGGCCGCATCGGCCAAAGTTCCGCCGGTGTCGGATTACGCCGCGGACCGATGCTCACAATCTTGTCGAGAGCATTGCCCCCGAGGGCGATAAATAGGGTTCGCAGCTTCATTTGAAATGATCTCGTCTGATGCTCATTCGGGTGCTCGATGAGGAATTCGAGATCATGATTCGGAATCATGATCAAGTCGCCCGCGCTGTTACGCTCCCAGACCCGCCACGGCAACGACCCGACGTGATTGGCGAGAATGGTGGCACAGCTGAAAACCCACCCGCTAGCCTTGAAACCGTGAAGCACGGCGTTCTCGAGGAGCCATTCCTTCGGCATCGGCGTCCCAAAGCTGCCGCCCGGGACAAATTGCCGGGCTGTCGACGATTTCGTTGTTCTCGATCCGAAGGGGTCGGCCATTTTTCTTATCCTCTTCGACAGCTCAGGCAAACGCCGGTGAAGTCTACAATTTCGACCACCTTGGAGCATTTCTCGCACTGCCAAAACCTTCGGTCAGGTGAAGGGCTGTTTGGCGGTTCATGCTTCCTCTTCTGCGTTTTGGTGGCCATGCCGTTTCTCAATCCTCTTCCTCGGTGAACCAGTCCCAGGGAGGAAACTCGACGAGACCGTGCACGACGACTTTCCACAATGGAAGAATGCCACCGGATCCGACCAGAAGCAAGCCGAGGCCGATTTTCCAGCCTGCCGGGCCGAGCGCATCGGCCAGAGCCCAGGTCAGAAAACCCCACCCGCCGAGCCAGGCCACAGCCGTAAAGATCCGCCGGCGCCAACGTGGCCGAACGAACCTCGAAAACGGTGACGCGATCGGGAACCCGCGCCAGATGCGTTTCGGTTCTCTGATTGCTTCGGCTCGCGCGCGCGCTTTGGCGGCTTGCCGGCTCTCGGCTTTGGACTTGCGCCACATCACGCGGCCGGCAACGCGTCGAGCGCGTCCGCCCTGTTGATGATGCGCCGAGTGCATTGACACTTCGGATGGACGGTTGGTGATCCGATGATGATGACTTGACCCGCGAAGCTCCCGGACTCGACGAGCCGCGATTCAAATTGACCCCCGACTATCTCAGCCGTGGTGCCGTCAAGAGCTTCGCATCTTGGGCATGCGCCGACGACGCGCGTCACCCACTCCATGACATAGACGGCCGGGTCAAGCTTCTCCTGAGCGACGGCCTCGCGCCACAGCTGTCCTTGCGATGCGTTCCCCGCGTTTTTCGTTTCGGTGTCCGCGACGACTCCGGCGCGATGCTTGAGCATCTTTTGATACTTCTGCCGCATGAGCTGCCGGATTTTCCGCTCGGAAAGCCCGGCCCCTGGCCCGTCAGGATCGAGCAGGCCAGCGACCCATTTTTCGTAGCTGATGGCTTGTGGCCGCGTGAGGCCGAATCCTTTCACCCGGAGAATTTTCGCGGCGGCCGACTGCACGGAGTCAGACCCCGCGAAAGCGTCCTGAACCAGCTGATTTATCGCCGCGCGTGTGTTGTTCGAAACGACGGTGACGAGCTTTGCCCCCTCGCGTTCCAGCCAAGCAACAGCTTGGTCATTCACGGCGCCCATATCGAGCCCGACCACGTCAACCGGCAACGTCGCGAGGCTTTCGGCCGCGGCGAACGCCATCACATTCGCCAGGGCTGATTCTGCCTCGAACGGCTCGAGGAGCTTCGACGCAAAGGTTTCCCAGGCATCCGTGGCGGCTAAGATCGGGCCAGCCGAGCCCGTGGCCATGGAATCTTCGACCGAACCCGCGCCAATACCAGCGGCGAGCGCATCGAAAGCCCCGATGATGGCTTTTCGCACGCTCGCCAACCCAAGCGCGCCCGCCCGGTCGATCAGATCGAGGACGAAGGCCGGGACATCGTCACGAAGGGGCTCCGCCTTGTGCTCTGCTGGTGAAGAAGATTGCTCGACCCGCGAAGCGGATCCGAAAAGGTGAGCCTTTGCCGCTCTACTTATGAAGGGAATCGGCTCGATTTCTGGGGTCGTCGAACACATCCGCCGATGATAGCATCGTCGAGCGCCGCGACGGCGACGTTTCGGTGCTGGGTACATGGCAAGGGGGCTTATAGAGCAGCCTCGCCGACGGGTGGCCGGCGATCGACGGCCAGAGAAGCGGCGTTGTGGTGGGTCCGCTTTTCACTCTTCAAAGCCGAAAGCCGGCGGTGCTCTGGACCACCGGCTTTCTCTTATTTTCGGGCTGGCTTCGCGCCCAGGCTCTTTCAGATAGCCGGATTTCAACCGGATCGAGGCGACCTTCCCGCGTTCGCACTGCCCCGACGTGAACATTTCTCGGGAAACGGCGGTCTCCACTGCTTGTGACGGTTGGCCCGACACGACCGCTTCGTCTCTCAAAGAGCCGAGATCAGTATATTCCTGGCCCTGGCACTTCTTCAACCCCGAGAGGTGTCACAGCCCAAACGAGAGCGTCCATTCGATCGGGAGAGGGCTGGCCCGGAACCCATGTCGACATTTCGTCTTCAAGCTCAGGGAAAACCCCCAAGTGATGCACCATGCCGGCTTCATACAGCGCCGAGACGGGCTCCGCCCTGGTGATCTTCCCTCGGGCGGCTCGAACGGCCTCATAGGCCACCCGGCTATCCTGCACCCTCACCGTCGCCTCGACCATATCCCCGCCGTTGTTCACCTCGCCGATGATGCGGTCCGCCATGAATTCGTGATAGCTGGTCACGGCTTGAGCGGCCCATCCGGCGGGAGGCAGGTGGCAAGTTTTATCGGCCAAGATGTAGACGTGACCATCCGATCCGAGCGCGGCCACCACGATCCCCGTATCGTCTGATCCTGGCCCGGCGGTCACAGCCGGATCGATCGCCACGACGATCCGCACGAAGTCGGGCACGGGCCGAAAGATTCCTCGCGCGAAGTCGTAGACCATCCACGCATGTCCAGCTGGCGAAATCGGCTCGCGCGCCGGCACGCCGGCGGCCGGCACCAGCCGTCCTCGGTGCTGGTCGATCAAAGAGTGATTCCATAGCGCGCCCTCGACATCCTCGAGCAGCTCGCCGTAAAGCTCCTGTCGTCCGATCCTCGTTCCTTCGTATCGCCGGGCCAATCGCGCGATGGTTTTGGCTGGCAGGTTGGCACGATTCGCAAAGGTGCTCTCGCCGACCACCGTCGTATCGGGATCGGCGACAAGCTCCCGCATGGCCTTCGAAGGCACGGGCGTCGTAGAAACGTAGATTCGTGGATCGTGGCCGAGCCGCACAGCGGGATCCAGGATCGGGAAAACATCTTCGGCCCGCTTGTATTTCGCGAATTCGTCAAGCCACGCGGTATCGAATTGTGGGCCGCGAAGCTGCTGCGGCTTGTCGCCTGAAAAGGTAATCGCTATGGTTTCCCATGGCTGCCGCGCCGTCGGCGCCCACGTCAGCCGGCGCTTTGAGGGCTCGTACGTCGGCCTATCCCATGGTGGCGAACACGCCATGATTCCGCTCTCACCTTCGACCATGACGTCGCGCGCGTCGGCTGCGGTCTCGGCGACCAGGGCGATCCGGCGCGAGCCTTTCTTTCGGCGATCTCGAATCCACTCGGATCCCGAGCGGGTTTTCCCTGCGCCTCGGCCCGACATATTGAGCCAGACCCACCACTCGCCAGCCGGCGCTAGCTGTGCGTCGCGCGCCCAGAGTTTCCACTCATAGCGCAGAGCCAGCCGCTCGAGGCGGGTTAGGCGTTCAAGCTCACGCCGAGCCGCCTGTGGCTTCGTCCT